GGCTTCGTTTGATTTTGTAAAAAAACGGGTTCACCAAATCCTTGTGGTGTAAGGGTTTTAGAGCGTTGTTTTTGTTGTGCGTACTGTTGGCCGCGTCGAGCGTTACACGGTTTGCAAGCCGGCACAAGATTGCTTATATCGTTTGTACCGCCGTTATCGCTCGGTTGTAAATGATCGGCTTCCGTTGCTTGATTGACTCCACACCAGTGGCACACGGCGTTGCCGTTGTCTAATACTTTTAGTCGGTTGTGTTTAAATTCTTTTTGGTTGCGTTGCTTGCTGTTGTTGTTGGTGGTCATTGCTCACGCGCCTACGGCTTGTGCTAGCGCGGCGCAGGCGCCTTGCTCGTCTGGTAGCTGGTAGCTGCTCATGTCGGGTTTACCTCGATTGTGTTGGTTTGTTATCGGTATGTTACTGCTCGAGTGTGTAAAGCCTAATGCGGTAATGCTCACCCACGGGGTTGCCTCGTCCCGTTCCCTTGCATTACTTAGCTGATTATGTTTACAGCTCGCCTCGACGCTTGGCACATTGCCTCTCGTGTAGCAAGTTTTGTGCGCGCCGATCAAACCAAGTTCCCTTGGATTAGCCCCGTCACTTGCGACAGTGATACAGCCTTGATGCTGGCCGCTGGGCGGTCGAGGCCCAACTGCTTAGCCTTGCTTCACTATTTCTAGTGATCTGTCCCGCAAGGTACCAGCGTTATTAAGTTGTAATAGGGTTTACTTTCTATCAGACCTAACCATTAACGCCGCGCATAACACTGTTAGCGCTAGCGCAAGCCACACGTGCCGGCTCATTTCTTTAGCCCGTCTATAATTACGCGGCATTGACCGCTTGTTAATGTCTCAACTATTACGTCATTAACTTGTAACAACTTGTGTATGTACTCAAGTAGTTGTAAATCGTCCCAACCTTTACCACGCGCCAAGCTCTTTAAGAAAGCAATTTGTTTAGCTGTAGCGCCGCCGTGTGTATCTGATCGAGCCGGCTCACTGTTCACCCGGTTAACTTTCTCCATTTCGGTAGACGATGCGCGTTCGCCTGTATGCCCAATTCGGCTGTTGCTGATCGCACGACCGATAGCGCTTGTTTCACAATTCTCTAAAAACGAGGTTTTGTTGACTGGACTATTGCCGAACACTTCCTCGGCGTAACCTGTAGCAATAAGTCTGTCGTCGTTGTTGTAGCACTCGGCGCGCATAATGATTGTGGAGCCGTCGTAGTGATGTATTGACGTAATGATGCGCCCGTCCGGGTATTCGGTCCACCAACGCACAAGGCGTTGCGCCACTGTTTCGTAAAGCGATAGGTCAAAGTGTGCCATTAGCAAGCCACCCAAACTATTGCGTTGCGTCCGTAACGTGTTTTACGGCGTAGACCGCTGTCAACAACGTAAGCGTCACGATGTAGGCCGTTTATGCGCGCTGACACGGATTGTGCCGGTAGCTCTAGTAGCACACTTATTTCGTCCGCGGTCATACCTTTAGCCTCTGTACGGCCTGCCCATTTAATCCAAAAATGCACTAGCTCGCGTTGCTTACCTGCATGAGGTTTGGCAGCTTCGCCCGCCTCGCGTGATGTGTCTGGCGCATTATGAGCGATTGCAACACTTGGGTGGTCTAACGCTATGCGCGTCTTTTCGCCACCTAATCCCAATGTCGTTGTAAACATTTCTAGTTGGTTATTCATGTCGGGTTCTTTCTCTTAGTCGGGTTTATTGGTTTTACCTTAGTACACGCTTTTAGGTTTGGGTGTAACCACATTATTTTTTCTGGGTTGTGCCGGTATCTTGTGCCGTGCATGGTTAAACCGCAAGCTTTACAAGGCGCGTATAACATTTATTGCCGCTCTAATTACTGAGGCGTTAAATCTGTTTTGTTCACCACCAATTGTCATGTGGGCGTCATACATAAGTACCAGCTCGTCCAGCAGTATTGAGTGATCTGGCACGGTGGTTGGTACGTGGTTTGGTCTGACTATTTCGTCTATCAAATTGGTAAATACTTTGCCTAGTTTGTCGCTGTAAGTGTCGGGATACATTGCTTTTCTCGTTTCTTGGCTTATGCCGTTATCGGGATAGGGACTATCAACCATGAGTGCTAGCCCACGCTGACCAACCGACCATAGAATAGAGGTGTGCTGAGGCGGCAAGGTTAACCTCTGGTCTAAATAGGTCATCAAGTGTTGTAATGTAGCCAAGCTCAGTCAACCACTGGACGTGGGTACCGTTCATTTGCATTAAACCTCGACTTCCGCCGTTACTGTCTTGGCTGTTGTATGCCAATGGGTTGCAGCGTGACTCTCTGTACATCACACGCGCCAACATTGGCGCTTGGTCTGCAGGCCAACCGGCGGTAATTGCGTCGGCCACATATTGTGCACAACCTTTTATTGGTGCCGTAGTGGTCGTGGTTGGCAATTCGGGCACAATGCTTATAAGCGTTGTAGTTATCTGGGTACCTGTTTCTAGTTTGGTCTCAGGCGCTTTACTAGCGTCCCAGAGCAACGTAAACGCCGCCAAGCCACTTATGCACCATGCACCTATTTTAATTGCTAAATACGTCATTTTTTCTCCAATTGGTAGGGGGTTTGCCAGCTGTCGCCAATCGCATTTTTAAACGCAATTTGAGCGTGTAGCACTCTGTCTGTTTCAGGGTCACGAAAGATTTGTACCAAAACCATTTGCTCGCTATCGAGTCTGGTTGTGTAAACCTCGTAAATGTAAGTTTTTGCATCTGCCATATTGCACCTTTAGCTTTCCGTCGGTGTTTCCACCATAGGGCACTATTGTGGCAATTCGGTGAATACCCTCTGAAACGCTTGTTTTACAAGGTTTGGTGCGTCTGCCATTTGTGGGTTTATTTCAATGTGTAACCAATCGCCACCCGGCGCGCCGTGTATCTCTGGCTTGCTGTACGACTTCCAACGCTGTCTATCGCAACGCCAACCGCGCCCAAACGCTTTAGGGAAATAATCAAGTACACATTCAACACCTAACTCGTTTGCGTTAGCTAACACGATATTTAAAAACGCTATAGAGCCTTTACGGTTCGCTGTTGGCTTTTTTTCTGACGGTCTGTATGACAAGTCAACCGCTCGACCAGTCGCGTGAACACTTAAGTTTGTTGAGCCTCGCATATCGCGTATTCCCCAACTTCCGTTGTTCCAAAGCGCGCCGCCACTGTGTTTGATTGCTTGCCTAATCCATTCATCCATGCCGGCACGTGGACCAGCTGCGGCACCGTCACTGTTGCCCGTGTACGGCTTAGAGCCGATGACGTTAGGGAGTGCTGGTAGTACTGGCATCGGCTGGCTTTCGCTTTAATCCATTAGCGGCAACAAGACCAGACAACGTGCCGGTCATAAAAACGGTAAGGGTAGATAGCAAGTCAATAAATTGCGCGTCATTTGGTGACTGTTCTAAAGGTTGAGTAACAAACAGTAAGCCGTAAACAAAACCAATAACGGTAAGCGCAAACGTCACGGCAATAGTGCAGCCGACAAAAACTATCATTCGTGCGTGCAATATTTCTATTTCGGTTTTTTCCCTAGTCATTAGCGGCCTCGCATCTGTCGGCTGTTGTGCATTGGATTAGTGCGCTGTTGCGTACAGTTTTTTTGCCTGCGTTGTTTCGTGTTGTTTCGCAAGCGGTCAGGACGAATGCAAGCATGACACTAACCAAGTAATAGCGCGGCTTCATCGGCTGTAATTCCTAGCCTGTCAAGCACGGCTTGTTTTGCTATGGCTTTCGCGGCTTGTTCTTTTGCTTGTGCTTTTAGGTCGTCTTGTACGGCTTTATAGGAGGCAAGTTCGTCTGCGTTCATGTCACGGTCTGTCACGGTGTCACCGTCAATTATGCGTATTTGTGGTGTTGTCATGTCATGCCCTAACTAAGTGAAAATCCGTAAATGTTTACTGTTCCTGCGGTAAAACCAGCCGAAGCATTTAATGCAAATCCTGTGTAATCACGCCCGTTTATGTTTTCACCACCACCTGTGTGAACTGTGTTTATTGCATCTCCGTAAAATGCTGTATTAAAAGTTGCTCTTTGTGCACTAGTTCTTTGAGTAATTGTTATTGTTCCATTAAAATTGTTACCAGTTGTTGAACCCAAAAGAAATGAAGCACCGTTATTAGTTCCAATACTGCTTGTGCCACTACCATTTGTTGCACCAATTACTCCACCATAATATCCAGATGTTTGTGTTGTCGGCCCTGCATAGCGCAAAGTAAGTGAAAGTTGACCACTGGTTTGTGCACCACCGTTTACGGTAATTAAATAGGACAAATAAGTGGCACTAAAAACATTGTCAAAGTTCGTGACAGTGCTTGACAATGTGCCGCCACCAATACGAACCAACGCGCTAGCCGTTGCAGGCCCGACAGTAGCCCAAGCCGCGCCATCGTAATACTGCACAATGTTGGAATCAGAAAGGTAACAAAGTTGACCCTCTGACAAAACTTTTTCGCTTGCACCACCAAATGCGGCATCTCGCGTAACCGTTGTTGCAAAAACAGGTACTCCCGTACCAGCCGACAAATTAAGATTTGATGCGGTCAATACCTCGCCGCTAGCAAATAACGGTACTGATGTTTGTTCGTTTGGCATAGTCGTACTTTATCCTAAAATTGGTTGAGGGTCGGTTATTCCAATAATTCCGTAAACGGCGTCGTTTAAAATAAATTCGTACACGATCGTTGTCGGGCTGGTACTAATTAAAACGCTATGGCCTGTAGCAAAATTTAGGCGGTGCTCGATGCCCTCAATCGCAAGCTCTTGGGCTAATTCACTGGTTGTTGTGCCAGTAGTAAAAGTCTTTTCAATAGTGATTGTGTCGCCAATTTCAAGGGTGGCTACCGTGTCTCGTTGGCTGCTAGTAAGCAAAGTAAACGACGTTTCCACGGACGTGTATCGAGCCTCTGGTTGGCCGTTTAATAGGTAACTAGCCGCCGTGGTTATAGAGCCTGCCTCGTGTAGCAAGCTGTTGCCAATGTTGGTTGTTTGTATAAAGTACGTGGCTATTGACGGGTCGTCGGTAGCGGTGGCGGTTGTGTCGTCTAGACCGGTTACTACGGCACGGTTAATTACTTGGTCTGCTTCAAACGAAATGCCAACGCCCGTATATTTTAAAGTGCCTATGGCTCCGTCGTCGTGGAAATCGGCAGAGCTGCCAGCAAGGGTATTGCCTAGCCTATTTTGAAATGTCAGCACCCCCGCTCGAGACATAAACAAACGACCAAATTCGGCGGTGTCATTTATTTGGGTTAGATAGTTCAGTACGTTAGTACCAGCCGGCACAGTGTAGGCGGCGGCGTGGCCAAGGTTTACGGTGCCTGTAGCAATGTTGCGGGCGGCTATTGGAAATGCCACCTCTGGTAAATCTAGCACCGTTTCTATGCGCTCGCCTGATGTTTCGGCAGTGACGTTTAATTCGTTTAACACGGTTTGGCTTAACAAATAGAATTGGTCCGCGCAATACACCTCAACGGTATCGTTGCCGCCGAGGGCAAAGTTGTAGTCGTAATTGACTATGTAGCCGTTAAAAATAAATTGCGGGGCGTTAAGACTGTCGTAGCGAATTAGTCGTACTTCGCGCATTGGGGCTAAACCGGGTAAAGCTTGCGCGGTATCCCAATAAGGCGAATCCTCGTTAAACGGGTTAAAAACTCCGCCTGCAAGCGTGTCGTCAAGGGTAAACGTCATTGTGCCGGCACCGAACGTGTCGCCTTGGTCCCGTCGTCCACGGCGGACATTGACGTTTAACGCACCGTCTAAAACGCTTGCATATTCGCCTTGGCCGTCTAAAACGTATTCGGTGTTATTAAGAACTCCCCGCGTTGCGTCATCAAGCGTAAAAGCGTTTACTTGAAAGCCTGTAGCTATTTGCAGGTCATAATTACCAGATTGAATAACCGCGGTAGCCATGTTAAGCCACTTGTAATTGCAATGGGCCAGCGGTCCTCGAGTAAGCGCGCAACGCATTAACTACGCTTTGCCCAATTTCGGCGCTAGTTGATAAACCGCCCGTGACATTAATTGTTACGCCGCCGCCGGTAGCCATGTTGCCCATTTGAGATAGTGGTACAACGGCCTCGGGTCCAGCTTCACCAATAAGCGCCAAAGTTGGCCCGGTGACTATTCCGCCGTTAGCCATTTTAGGTATTGAACTAGTAACGCCCGCCACAATTTTGTTTACCCGTTCGGTAATAACAACGTCAATGTTTACGGTTCGTTTAAGTTTTGCTGCTATTTGGTCCATTTTGGCCATAAGTTTTGGCGTTAATTTTGTTAGCTCTGCCTCAAGTCCGTTAACAATAAATTGCGCTTGGTCAACGCCCGTTTTGTACCAACGCTCGGCAGCTTGTATACCTACTTTGTCGGCTGCACGTTGAGCTGCGTCAACTAAAGCGTTAGTTTCGTCTATTGCTACTTGGCCGCCTTTGACGAGTTCCGAAGCGATTTTGGCGCCAGCTTCACTACCAGCGTCTATAACAAAACCAAGCGCGTCCTCTGACAAGTTCATTGCTAAGGCTGTTTGTAGGTTGTTGCCGTAGTCCTCTACGCCTTTAACTTGCTTTCGTAGGCTGTCTAAAAAGCCTTTAAAACCGTAATTGCCGTCCTCAAGGGCCTTGTTAAAATCAAGAGCGCCCATAACGGCGTTGCTTACCTTGGTTGCAAAATCGTTAAATTCGCCTTGTGCTTCCGCCAACTTTTCTTTAGCGGTGTCTACGGCTTCGCTTAACTTGTCTTTTAAAGCCGCAGCAAATGATTCAACTTCTTTCTTTGCTCCGCCAACCGCTACTTCTTCTTCTTCAAATTCGTTTTTTAATTTGTCTGCGGCCTCTGCCATTCGTATGGCTTGTTGTGTTCCGTAATTTAAAGATTGGTTGTAAGCACCTGTTGTGTCTGTCGTTTTGTTTAGTTGATTGCCAATTTGTGTAATTATGTTGTACAACTTGACAAGCGGATTAACAGATAAAACGGCTTTAGCTACAAATTCTGCAATTGCTTGAGTAGCCGATTTTGCAGGTTTTGGAATGTTGTCTAAAGCGTCTTTTATGTCAATAAGCGAGTTCACAAAATTGGTTGTTACTGGCAGTAACTTTTGCCCTAATTCAATTTGTAAGTTTTTAAACAACGCGGTAAGTGTGCGTTGGCTGTTTGCTAGTCCGTCGGCGGTTCGAGCAAAGTCGCCTTGTGCATCGCTTGTCTGTTTATAAATAGCGGCTTGTGCTGCCAAAACCTTTTGTTGAGCGGTAAGCGCGCCACTACCTTTATATATGCCTAATCGCATTGCTTCGCTTTTTAGCGCCGCGTCGTTAAGCAATACACCAAAACGGCGTAAAGGCTCGCTCTCGCCTCTTAGGGCCGCTCCTATGGCTTGTACGGCTTCCTCTGGCGTAGTGTTGTTAAACGACGCTAGGTCGGTTGACAAGGTTACAAAATCGGTGGTAAATAGCGCTAGGTCCTCGCCAGCTAATCCGGCAGATTTACCAAACGTGCCAAAAGCGCCGGCGGCGTCTAACACAGATTGTTTTGATTGACCCAAACTTGTAGCGGCGGTAGCGGCAAAATCTTTAATACTTTTTGATGCTTGCCCAAAAATTACGTTTACCTTAGAGGTAGCTTCCTCAAAATCCGAGGCCGCTTTAATAGCTGGACCAATAACTTGCGTGATCGTTGCGATAGCGCCGGCAGCTGGCAGCAATGCCCGTTGCAAAATAAAGCCAGCTTTTTGCGTGGTTGTACTAAGGCTTTTAAATTCGCGTTGCGCTTGTGCCACGCCCTTGCCGTTAAAGCTTGTTAAAATCGGTATGTTAATTGCCACGGGATACCACCATATTGCGGTTTGTTTGTGCCATAACTTTACCCACAATGTTTAGTAGCTCGGCGGTTACCTCTTCGCGGTTGTTTTCTACAGCTCGGTTAGTAACACGTGGTGCAGTACCAATAGACGATTTGGAGTTAAGACTGCCAATAAAATTTGAATTGCGTATACCGCTAATGCCAATGCCCACGTGGTCATAGATAGCGCCTGCAAAGCTTTTTTGTTGAACAACCATTAGCTGGTATGGCTTGGCGCCGTACACAACTTGCCGGGTATAACCGCCTTGGTTAAAATCCACGTATTTTTCGCGAGTAGCTCGAGCACCAACTTTAATACCTAAGCCCTTTTGCACCTCGGATATATCCCAAGCCGCTGCACGGTCACGAATAAGCGAGCCTCTCCGCATACCCGACAACGGGGCACCTTGGCTACGCGACTGGCTTTGCACCATGCTTCGAGCCTCTTGAACAATTTGGTCGCCAACCGTTTTAATGTCTTTAGTTACTTGCCGCCTAATTTTGCGGTCAATGTCGTTTAACTCTCTCAACGCCGCTTGCACCCCGTATACGTCTACTTGTCCGGTTATGCCCATAGGTTTGCTACCTTTTTTTGTGTGCCTCTGTCAACACTTTAGCCACGGTTTGTAAGTCTTGTAGGTCAAACGGTATGTTAGGCGGCCACCAACCGACAGCTACTAGCACCTCGGCTAGCTGGCGTCTGTAGGTGCCGCTTCGGTAAAACTTGGTTGTTCTTGCTCGACAACTTCAATGTTGACCAGTTGTTTAATAAAGTTGTCAAACTCTGCGGGCACAACAATCTTGTTTAACTTAGACGCCTCAAACGCCAAATAGGCTAAATCCTCTATGCCAATACCGTTGGCCATATCGGACGCTTTGCGTTTAAATTTTCTTTCCCACGCTACGACAACGTAAAGGTTGGTTGTAACGGTGTAGGTGTTTTCTGGTAATTCAACTTTGAGCGTGAGCTGCATAACTAGCCTCTTTCGTGTCGGGCCGTGTTTAGGCCGTTATCAGGTAATGTCTGCCGAGTACAAGCCGCCAGTAAACGTAATGTCAATTGTTGACAATTCGCCCATGGTTGCGTTAATTACTGGCAACGATTCTAGGTATGTGCCGGTCAAAGTAAAGCCGGGATTGGTTGACGTGTAAGTGCCCGGTGTTGTTGGCGCTTGTGGCGAAACAATGACGGTTACTTGGGTGCCCGTGAGTGTATTTAAAGTGGCCCAAGTTTCTGTAGCGGCATAGCTCATGTAAAGAGTAAGCGTTAGCTCGTTATTTTCAAGACCGCCCGACATAAAACGTGCTGTGTCACCAAACGCAGTGCTTTCCAATGCTTCAACGGTTCTTGTAAGCGTTGCGGCGGTGCACTGATCGCGCAAGTTAACGGTTGCGATAATTACGTCTGGATTGCTTAGGTAAGTTGTTGTGGCCATTTGAGTTACTCCTCGTTTGTGTCTATGTCTTTTTTAGCATTTTTTACGGGCTTAGGTGTGGATACTGCAATAAAACCGCCAGCAAGTAGCGCCTCAATGTTCGCGCCGCGCATTACTGCTAGGTCCGCGTCAAATTCGGCGCCCGGTGTTCCCACTCGAGGGCTAACTACAATGTATTTGGTCATGCTGTTGTGCTCGCTTTCAAATCTATAGTTAGATCATAGGCGGCGTACTCCGCGCCACCGTACACCGCTACCGTTGGGCGTCCGCCAGTGACTGCCACGTTTTTGGCAAGTAGTTGTGCTGCCATATTCATTAGCGAACGTTGAGCGTCTAGGTTGCCGGGGCCAAGGGTGATAAGTCTCACGGGAAACGTAATCTCTACAATGTTGAAGTTAAACGCCACGAAACTTGGCGCGTCAATGAACGCACACGGCGGGTTTATGGACCGTGGGTCATTTGTAACGGTTAGCCCTGTAATGCTCGTTAGGGTGGCTGTCAAGTCGTCTAGTGCCACGTTAAACAGGTCGGTGTAAGCGGGTACGGGCATTAGGCCACCGCGGGGCGGTCAATACCCAACAGCTGTTTAACCATTGGGCTAAAACCTGTAGACCCGCCGCTCGACATACCGTCAAACGATGCAAAGTCCATGCCAGCGCTACCGCGTTGCCTATACAAAAAACCTGCATAAGCAATAGTTCCAAGGGTTACAGCTGCGTTAGGTGACGTAGTAAGGCTGTCAACGTACCCGGCTTGCTGTCTACGTTTGTAACAAACAGCGTTAGCACTTGTGCGGCACTGCGTTAAAAACGTAGCGTCTCCAGCTGTAGCGGTTCCGATGCCTAACCAATCCTCAACTTGGCTGTCAAGTGTTACCCACGTACACGTAGGCGTAGTAGTCAATGTGCCGGTAGCGGCCACAATCTCGACGTTGTCGGCGGTCCGTGCATAAAGCACTTGGTTTTGGATTGGTAGCTGGTAGTCGTAAGTAAAAAAGCCTTGCTCGTCTACGCCTGTAAAATAGTATTGCGGCAAATCCGCTACTAGATACGTGCCGTTAAACGTCGCGTCTACAGCGCTAATAACTACAGACTGTCCAACCTCAAGCGGGTCAGCGTTTGTTTGTAATACTAAAACCGCGTAATTGTCGGTTAAGTATTTTTGTGTGACCGAGTAAGCGGCCATAATGGCCTACCTTTCGGTTATCAGACGAACTTAACGAACTTGGTGGCGTCGGCCATAAAAGCTGCTGCGTACCCTCTGAAGGCTATCGTGCGGCCCATAGTTGCTGGAACCTCAACGCTAATTGCGCCCTTTTGCTGTTCGTAGAATTCGAAACCAGCGGCAGGGCCAGCAGCGTGACCCATGAATGAGCCCGGTGCGTTCTTGTCAACGACAAGTACCAAGCCAAGCGGGTTGCCGTTCCATGAAGTAGCCGCCGAGTTGCCGGCAGCGTTTTGGCCTATAAGGTTTGGTGCACCCGTGTACGGAAATACTGGACGGTTGGAATCGTCTACCGAGCTGGCCAATGCGGCCCAACTTGCAGGCGTTACAAACATGTGCGTTGGCAAGTAGTTAGAGTTTGCCGAAATTTGACGGGCGCCCTCGTAAATTGCTGCTACCCAATCTGCACCTTTAGCGGTATCTGCTACCGATGAAGTTTGTGCAATTGCTGCATGGCAAGTGTCTACGGCGTAGTTGTCGGTTGCTTGGCCGTAAGCGATTGCGAGCTGGTTCAAAATAATGTCAATGCTTGATGGGTCTGACCAATCCAAATCTTGTTCGGAAACGGTCACGTATGTTCCGAAACTTAGTTTTGAAACGTCGTTGTTTGAAACTACAACGGTTGACGCGTTCAACGAGTCAAACTGTGCTGCCTGTTGTGTAACAACTGGTCGAGTTGTAATTACTGGACGGCGGAAAGTTGCTCCCGCTGTTGGCATTGCGCGAGTCCCGATTGCAGCCACGAAAGGCCTAATCGGGTTTAGCGAGTCGTAGACACTCCCGGTGATGATTTCAGGCAAAATTCCGGGCGTTGATTCCGTATTGATAAAAGGCGCAACGCCGGGTGCAGCTTCAACAACTGCTTGCTTAATGTTTGCGTTCATTGTTGCAAAGTCAGAACCGCCGCGTACATAGCTTGCGATGTATTCCGACGTGCTAGGCAAACGCAATTTGCGTGGCTGTGCAAAAATTGTTTGCACGGTTGCAGCTTCAATAACGGCTGGTGTTTCTACGGTCTTTTCCATTTCGGTTAACTCCTCGTTTTGGTCTTGTGTATTATTTAACTCTATTTCGGTTGGCTCTTGGTGGATACTCGCGGCGACGCGCTGCACTTTGGCGGCTTCAAATGCGCCGTAGGGCAGTAAAGATAATTCTTGCCAATCGGCTTTTGTAACAACCATTGTGCCGGCTTCGTCAAAGCTGAACTCGACGGGCAAAATTCCAACGCTCACGCTGTCTAAAACGCCGTCTTTTGCAAGCTCGAGCGCCTCATTGCCGAGAGTTGTTTCGCTTATTTTGGCTTCAAACATTACGGTATTTCCCACTAGCTCTCTAGCCGTGACCAAGCCGATCGGGCTGGTGCTGTCATGGTTGAGGTACATTTTTGGTTTTTTGCCCTCCAGCGGGAGAGCGCCCATTTCAAACCTAACTTTTTGCCCGTCGGACACAACGGCCTCAACGCCGTATTCGAGGGCAACGCCGGCAAGGGTTCTACGTGGCAGCGCGTCACCTTTAGCGGCGTCTAAATTTAAATCTTGTGGGATTAACCTAAGCATTGTTTACCTCGTTTAACGGTTCCGCCATATTGTCGGCGCTGTCTTGGTATTGGTTTTCTAAGTAGCTTTCAATGTCAAACATAACACCCGTGCCACGTGGTAGGACGTTATCCGCGCTAAGTGTTTCTTGTATGCAATCTATGTACGGCTTAACGCCAAAGGTATAAAGGTCACGGGAAGCCTCACTTGAACTGACGTAGGAATAATTACCGATAGATACAGACACAAGGTATGCAGGTACGTTTGCAATACGCGCAATTTCTTTTGCTTGGTATTCGGCGGCGTCAATTAAAAGCATTTTGTCCGGTGTTGCGTTGTTTGGTATTACCTCTACAAATTCGTTAATGGCACAAGTCGCTGATGCGTAACGAGCCGAGTCGTAGCTTGCTGCCAGATCGGCTAGCTCTTGCCCGCTCATGGGCTCCCCACCGGTCTGGCGAAGCGTCACGGCCGGCTGCAAACTCGAGGCGTTTCGGTTACGGGCCTGCTCTAGCTTGAGCGCGGTATCTACTGATGTCGCGCCCGTGTAAATCAAACCTTGAATTGGGCTTAGGAATTGTACGCAATCCTCGTAACGAATTGGTAAGCCTTGAAACAAAATTTGTTTAGACGGACCAAACCAGACGCCAGTGCCTTGCGCTTGGTCTTGTGTTGTAATCATTGCAGCTGGTAGACGTGTAAACGATGCCGGGTATCCGTCGGCGGTCCGTTCCGTTATGTACCAAAATGCGCGCCCGTAGAAAAACAAATCGTCAAATGTCCACGACAAAATAAAGTTGTTGGTAACGCCTTTGTCAATACGTCGGAGCCAACTACGTGGAGCCTCGGGGACTTTTTCCATTTCGTCGCCGTTCCACATTTCCTTGTACATCACAATTGGCAAACAACCAACAAGGCTTGCCATTAAATCTCTTGAGCGGCTAATAGTTGGCACCTGCATAAAACGCGAACGATTTACACCGTCCGTGTAAGCAAAGAAATTGCCAATTTGCGATGCACCTGCATTGCTACCTGCGGCAGCTTTAACAATCGTTGCCGGTTCAGGTTTTTTGGTAAATAATGCCATGCGTTTAGTGTGCCATATTTTTGAGCGTAATGGTGGCACTCGCTGGCGGCGAGCAATCCCCGACGGAAAGCAAGGCCAGCGAGCGCCAAGCAAACTTTATCGGTTGGCTTGCATAATCATTGGTTTACCAACGGTTTGCGGACGGCTTGCCATAGCTGCCGCCCAAACCATGCAACGTGCCGCCTCGATCGGTCCGGGGCTACGAGACGAGGATAAAGCAACGCTTCCGTTGTGTTTAATTAGTACGGCTCGTTCGCAATGTTGCGTTAGTAGTAGTTCGCCGTTGTGTAGTAAACGGTTTTCTATGATCATTGACCTTACCGCGGCGGTCCATTTTAGTAGCTCGCGGTAGCCAACTATTGTGCGGCGGCGCTCGAGCGCTGGCGGGCAATGCACCTCTAAAGCTGGGATAATTGCTATGCGTAGACCGGGGTTGTTTTCTATTTCTATATCAACTAGCCGCCACATTTCGGCAATGCTGTTTGCTGTAAACGCTACGGTTACGTGTGTTTTGTTGCCGGATAATACGGCCCTCACGCCGGTGTAGCGCGCCTCGTCTGTTGAGCTTTCAATTGCTAGCACTCCGCCGGGGGGCGGTGGTGTATCGGTTTTGCAGGCGTCAAAAACGCCTATTTCTAGCCACCCGGTTGTTACTGCTTGCCATAGGTTTACCGAGGCCCGTAAAAACGCCGAGCGGTTAGGGCCTAACGCTTCGCCCTCGATTACGTCTAAGTCAATAAGGCCGCCAGCCAATGCAGGGTTTGCATATTCCCAAGCCTCTGGCGTCATTGCGTCTAATTTTGGCGGTGGACTAAATTCGGCAAAATACAACGTGGATTGTTTGCCGCTATCTATTGCACGTAGCCCTTGGTCACGCCAACGCAATAGCGCCGTGGATTCTTGGGTGCCAGCTGTTGACACAAGCAAACACAAAGGGTTTTTGCGCGCACGTTGAGACGGTAGTAGACCGTCATCTATTGCGGCCTCGGATATTTGCCAGACCTCATCGGCGGTAATTAGGTCCGCTGAGTAACCGTGACCAGCTGCCGGGGTTGCTGCACGAATATGCCAAACGCTCCCGTTAGGCATTGTCAGTTTTTGTCTACCGTAAGACCACGAAACCTCGGCACCAAACTTAACCTCAAGTATTGGGGCAAGGTAACTAAATTGCGCGGCGGTTAAATCAAGTTTGTGGCTAACGCTGATAACCGTTTGAGGTTGCCCTCGGTGATCTGCCTCTTTAGTAAGCCAATGCCCAATAACGGCGCTTGACAACAAGCTCTTACCGTTTTGGCGCGCAACACTTATAAGACCAACACGATGTAACCACTTGCCAGCATCATCAAAAGCGGTTAAACCTTGCAAGCAATGCGTTTGCCAAGCCATAAGCGGTAGCCCAAGGACCCTCTCCGCAAACTCCCCAATTTCCGTTGCGCGTGATTCGTTGCCAACGTGCGTAACCGTTTCTAGTCTCGGCTGATAGCGGCCAGTCAAAGCTGGTCCCGGCTGGTTTTCAAAAAATATAGGAATTAGAGCT